TAAAAGAATGTCCAGAAGATGAATTAAACTATTATGAAAAATATTACATAACAAATTTAAATACAAAAAAACCAAATGGTTATAATTTAACAGATGGTGGAAATGTATGTAAACAATCAGAAGAGACGTGTGAATTAAAACGCTTAAGTATGATTGGAAAAAATTTAGGTAAGACTTATGAAAAACGTGCTAGAAAACGCACTGAAGATTCAGAATTGCCCAAATATGTAAGACATTATAGAGATACATCTGGAAAAGAAGGATATAGAATTAATAATCATCCAAATCTAAAAGATAAATCATTTTTATCAAAAAATGTTTCAATGGATGAGAAATTACAATTAGCTTTAAACTATTTAAACAATGTACCAAGCCAGATTTAAGATAAAGGTTCAACGAGTAGACGGCAGTCGGGAATCAATGAAGGAATTAAGCACTCCTGAGATTTCATAAGGTGTACTCTGGCCTGTGTACGAAAGTCATAGGATCATCGCAAGATGTTTACCTTAAAAACCTGTAGGGTAGAAAAACATCGGGGAATATCGAACCAATAAGATATTCATAAAACCCTTTGTGGCATTTGTCGTTTTTAGTTATTCGCGACTTAACCACTGATGTTAATTAGGGATGTTGAACAAATATAAATGTTTAACATGAAAACCCCTAGTGAGAAAATCAAACTGCTTGAAACCCCTAAAGCTTATTCTACTAAGCAATTTTTGTGAGAGAGTTGTGGCCAAGAAAAAAAACTTGGGTATAGTAAAAATGAATAAGATAATTTGAACTTTAACAAAAGTTTGAATAAATGGGCAATGAGCATCCAAGCTTCTTTTAATGAAATAAAAATGATATAAAAATAAATAGTATAAATAATAGTATATTCATAAAGATGGAAATTAATAATGAAATAGTAGAAAACAAACAATGTATTAAATGTGAAACTAACAAAAGTATTGATAAATTTAGACAATACGATAATAGTTCATATTCTAGTACTTGTAAAAAATGTTTGAATGAATTGGATAAAATAAGAAAAAAAAATCTAAGACAGAAAAAATTAGAAAATTCTTTGGCTACTTGTGAAAAATGTAATACAGAAAAAGTATTGCGTCGTTTTGCGAAGTTGAAAAAATTTTATAAAAAGAAAATTTGTTTAGATTGTTATCCAGAACTTTTAAAAGAACAAAAAACTGAATGGTGTAAAAATGATATAATAAAAAATAAAAATACAAATATGAACTACCGTATTAAAAAATCATTAGCAGCACGATTAAGAAATGTTCTTGATAAAGCAGATACTACTATGAATTATATTGGTTGTAATATCCAATATTTTAGAGAATGGTTAGAATACAATTTTACAGAAGAAATGAACTGGGATAATTATGGTTCATTATGGTCAATAGACCATGTAATACCAGTATGTAAATTTAATTTGACTGTTGAAGAAGAAAAATTTAAATGCTGGAATTGGTCAAATATGATGCCATCCCTGCGGGAAGTAAAATACAATTCATCTAAAAAAAATATCATTATGGAACAAATAAATTATATTATGAATAAAATAGAAAAGTTTAAAGAAGAAGGTTCAACGACTAAATGGTTTTCGAGTGAATTTATATTAAATAATCAACTAGTTTTGAGTAAACAAAAATAAAACAAAATAATAAATTCATTTTAAGATATAGTCTAATCCTTATTGAAAAATAAGGTAGAGGAAATGTACAGGTAATCCTCAAATCACCTTCTGGAAGGTCACTTACAGAAGATACACAAACTTTGCCATCGAATCGATTGAGCAAACTTTCAACGGCCAAGCCGATTTTGGACGCAGAGTTCAGTGCGTTATCTCCAGAAATGGTGATCTCGCTTACAGAACCTATTTACAGGTGACTCTCCCCGAGATCAACCAGCTCATGGGAATTGCTTCCTTCGCTGTTGGTTCCGGTTCCGGTGTCTATGCCCGTTGGTTGGACTTCCCCGGTGAGCAACTTATTGCCCAGGTTGAGGTTGAGATTGGTGGTCAAAGAATTGATCGCCAATATGGTGACTGGATGCACATCTGGAACCAGCTCACCATGACATCTGAGCAACAGAAGGGTTATTTCAAGATGATTGGTAACACCACCCAGCTTACCTTCATCACTGACCCCTCTTTCTCTGAGGTTGATGGTCCTTGCGACTCCTTGGCTCCCCGTCAAGTTTGCGCGCCCAGAAATGCTCTCCCTGAGACCACTCTCTATATCCCTCTCCAGTTTTGGTTTTGCACCAACCCTGGTTTGGCTCTCCCTTTGATTGCTCTCCAATACCACGAGGTCAAGATTAACCTTGACATCCGCCCTATTGATGAGTGCTTGTGGGCTGTCACCACATTGTCTTGCAACTCCAACACATCCAACCCCATTGCTGCTTCTGGCCAATATGCTCCCGGACGCCCCGTCCCCGCTGCTATTGCCTACAATCAGTCACTCGTTGCTGCCTCTTTGTACGTTGACTATGTCTTCTTGGACACTGACGAGCGCCGAAGATTCGCCCAGAACCCCCACGAGTACCTCATTACCCAGCTCCAGTTCACTGGTGATGAGTCGGTTGGTTCATCGAGTAACAAGATCAAGCTCAACTTTAACCACCCCGTTAAGGAGCTTATCTGGGTTGTCCAGCCCGATCAGAACGTTGACTATTGCTCATCCCTTGTGTGCGATGCTCTCTTGTTCAAGGTCCTAGGTGCCCAGCCCTTCAACTACACTGATGCCATTGATGCGCTCCCCAACGCCATCCATGCTTTTGGTGGTCCCGCCTCTGTTGCGGCTGATTCCCGTGCTTACATTGATGCTCGTGGTCTCTTCAACGATGCCGGTGCTCTTGACTATGATATCCCCTCGGGATTCACTGGATACTGGCACGGTCCCCAGAACCCCTACAATGAGGCCAATTTGGGAGGCGTTGCCGTCCCCCAGAACCCTGACCTCGGAGTTGACCCCTCTATCCTTGCTGCGCTTAAGGATCTTTCAGGCGGCCACCTTGATAACTCCGCTGTCTCTGATGCCGGTACATTCGTTTTGACTGAGACCTCTTTGGACCTCCACTGCTGGGGACAGAACCCCGTCGTCACCGCTAAGCTCCAACTTAACGGCCAGGATCGCTTCTCTGAGCGTGAAGGAACCTACTTCTCGTGGGTTCAGCCTTACCAGGCCCACACCAGAAACCCTGATGAGGGTATTAACGTGTACTCTTTTGCCCTCCGCCCTGAGGAACATCAACCCAGCGGCACGTGCAACTTCTCCAGAATAGATAACGCTACTCTCCAGCTTGTCCTCTCCAACGCCACCGTTGAGGGAACCAAGACTGCCAAGGTCCGTGTCTATGCCACCAACTACAACGTGCTCAGAATTATGAGTGGTATGGGTGGGTTGGCTTATTCAAATTAAGCAAACTGTTACGATGTATCGTCTCATCATTTATATAATATTTTAATAATTAATTTAACGCTTTTTAATTATTAAAGCAAAAAACAATATAAAGACATGGCTCTATATAATATATAAAATGAGTGTAGACATAGTAAACCTTATTGAAAGTAACCCTATTACCAAATTAAATGGTGATTATCAGTCAAAGTTAATAACTAAAGTACAAAATAATTTTAATAATTATGAGCAACAAATGTTTATAGCTAGTTTTTATTGTTATTTAAAGCATGATTATGAAAAGGATTTTGTTATTGACTTAGATAATGTTTGGCAATGGCTTGGATTTGGTCAAAAGGTAAATGCAAAACGTGTATTGGAAAAAAATTTTACTATTAATAAAGATTATAAATTATCGCTTTGCCAGTTGGCAAAGCAAACAAATAGTGCTAAAGGTGGACACAATAAAGAAGTATTTATGTTGAATATAAATACCTTTAAAAAGTTTTGTTTAAAATCAGAAACAAAAAAGGCAGACGAAATACACGATTATTTTATTAAATTAGAACAAATTTTACAGGAAATTTTACAAGAAGAAAGTAATGAATTAAAACAACAACTGTTACACCAATCGAATGAATTTAAATCATTAGAAGACCAAAAAGCAAAAGAATATGAATTAAAATTAGAGCAGCAAAAAATTCTAGAAAGAGAAAAAATATTACTCAAGGAGTATGCTACTATTGGTTCTATTGTTTATATTATTAAAGTCAAAATGTTTGAAAATAAACAATACATTATAAAACTTGGAGAGAGCCGTAGAGGCGTCATTGATAGATACAAGGAACATAAATCAAAATACGAAGAGTGTTTACTGTTGGATTGCTTTGCCGTGAACAAAAGCAAAGACTTTGAAAGTTTTTTACACAATCACGAAACTATCAGAGGCAACAGAGTTACTGATTTAAAAGGACATGAGACTGAACTAGAATTATTTTTAATTGGTAAAAATCTATCTTACAAAACATTATTGGATATTATCAACAATAATATTAAATATTTTAATACAAATGATACAAGTAAAATAGAACTTGAAAATGAACAACTCAGACTTATGCTTGAAATGAAAAATACTAATAATGATAATCTATTAATACAAGAATTATTACAAATGGTTAAGCAAATGTCAGGCAAAATAGACAACCTAGAAAAGTCAAATAGAGAAATTTTGAGCAAATTAAACACTAAAGAGACCAAAGTAGCCACCGGATTTAATGAACCACTAGTTACACTTGGTCCACGATTACAAAAGATAAATCCAGAGACATTAGAACTTGTAAAAGTATATGAAAGTGTATCAGAAGCAATGAAAGAAGATTATAATATTAAAAGACCTAGTATA